AGATCAAAGCTCAAGCGCAATCAGAATTATTGAAGGGTTTGGGCTTTGATGATGTTGATTCGCTGAAAGATGTTCTTACTAAGTACAAGAAAGAACAAGACGCAAAGAAAACAGAAGCAGAAAAGCAAGCAGAGAAACTGAAATCTTTGCAGAAACAACTTTCAGCGAAAGAGAGCGAAAATGCTACCTTAGCAGCAAAAGTAACTGCGTTATCTAAGGGCGTGAATTCTGATGCATTAGATGACGTGATTGCTCTTGCTAAAGCGCGAGGTGGTGATGACATCGAAAAAGCAATCGATGAAGTAATTGCAAAATACCCACAGTTTACACAAGCAAAACCACAAGATAATCCTCCAAAGCCAAAATTTTCAGCAGGTGTTCATAATCAAAGTGGAAAACTTGATCCATTCTTATCAGCATTAGGAATTAAACCGAAGGAGTGATGTGTAAATGCCAAATGCTATTAACTATGTAGACATGTATCAAGAAGGATTAGACCAAGCTCTTGTTCAAGGGGCATTAACCGCAGATTTAGAAGCTGCTGCTGGTACATTAAACTTTTTAAATGCCAAAACATTTAAAGTGCAACATTTATCTGTAAGTGGATATAAACCGCATACGCGTACGAAAGGATACAATGAAGGATCTGTAACGACTACTGAAGATCTTTACACGCTAGATCAAGACCGTGACATTGAATTCTTTGTGGATAAAGCAGACGTAGACGAATCAAACCAAGCTGCATCGGCTGCAAATATTACTAGAATTTTCACTCAAGAACATGCTACACCAGAAATTGACGCTTACCGTTTTAGTAAATTGGCTACATTAGCACAACAATATCAAGATTCACTAGGTACACAACTAGCAAAACCTTATGCTCAAGAATTAGCATTAACGACTGATAATGTTTATGGTGCTATCAAGGATGCAATTTTCCCTATCCGCAAATATGGTCCACAAAACATTATTGTCTATGTATCTAGCGAAACTATGGATTTGTTAGAACGATCTAAAGACTTCACACGCAAAATTGATGTGACAAACAATAACGGAACAATCGAAAGTCGTGTAACTTCTATTGATGGCGTTGAATTGCGTGAAGTTTGGGCAGAAGAACGATTCAAAACAGAATTCGACTTCACAGAAGGCTTTGTACCAACTGCAAATGCAAAAGATATTCAAATTTTAGGTGTTGTTAAACCAAATATCATCGCAAAAGCAAAATTTAATTCCGTTTATCTATTCTCACCGGGTCAACACACTGAAGGTGACGGATGGTTATATCAAAACCGTATTTATCATGGATTATTTGTATTAAAACACAAACAAGATTCTATTACGGTTGTTACTAAACCTGCAAGCTAAGGAGTGAGGGGTAATGAAAACATATAAAAAAGATAATGTGGTGATTAGAGCTGCTGAAGGATCAGCACTTGAAAGCCAATTGATCGCTGACGGATACAAATTGGTTGAAGAAGCAGAACAAGAACAACAACAAGGGCAATCTAAAAAAGCGAGTGGCAAATAAAAAGTCACTCGCTTTTTAATGAGGTGACAATATGCCTTACGTTGACAAAGAATTCTATGACAATGTTTATCTAGGTGAACCGATTGAAGATGAGAAGGCTTTTAACCGTTATGCACTAAGAGCAAGCGAAGTAATTGACATGATCACAGGCGATAAGTTGAAGCGAGATCCATCGTTGCTATTGAACGATTACATTGCAAATCAAGTTAAATTAGCAACAAGCGCACAAACGGAATACTTCGCCTTAAAAGGCGGTTATTTTACGTCTATGAGTGGCGAAGGTGAACCGCATTCGGTTTCGATTGGATCTTTCAACTACACAAATGATCCAGACATCAATCATTCGGCATCGAAAGATGATTTGTCGCAATTCGTATGTTCGAGTGTGTATGGGTATCTAAACGGCACAGGTCTTTTGTATAGAGGTGTGAATATTTGTGGACATTAGACCAATTCCTAAAAAGTTGCTCATCCATTCGATCGAATATGAAGAATTTTTAGGGGATGGACCCTTTGGCGAAGAATACGCTGAAAAAGAAACGATTTCAAATGTTTTAGTTCATCCGAAAACACTCATACATCGGGACGAAAAAAACGAAGAAATACAAATTAACGCTGTAATATTTCTTGACGCGGTAAATACACCAAATTTTAAGCCATTGACAGTTAAATCAAAGGTTTATTTCAACGGAAGAGAATGGCGCGTTTATCAATGTGAACCATACTATACGCTTAATCCAGATGTTCCCCATCACTATGAGGTGATGATCGGATGATCAAATTCAACGCAAAGATAGATATTGATGAAAATGAGATTGCAGGAAGAATTAATAACGCAATCAATAAAGCGCAATTCGCTTTAGATATGCAAGTTATTAAGGATTCTAATTATTATGCGCCTGAAGATACAGGGGAATTAAAGCGTTCTGCATTACGCGCCAGTCAAATTGGTAAAGGTCAAGTTATATGGGATACACCATACGCAAGGCGGCTTTATTACAATCCTCAATACAATTTCTCGAAAGACAGAAACCCAAATGCACAAGGGCTTTGGTTTGAAAAAGCTAAATCCGTGCATCAAAGAGATTGGGCGAATGTCGTTCAAAAGGCGGTGGATGAAAACTTGTGACGATGGATTTTTTAGAAAGACTAGTAGAGTTTTTAAACAGGCAAAATTATTATGCTACTGTCGTTTCTCCTATCCTAGTAGATGGAAATAGCATTGCAATTATGGTGATGCCTTCTAATGACTATGAACATTATTTTGATGGTTCCTATCGTCAAGGATATGCTTTTCAAATAATGACAAAGCATACTGATCAATTAACCGCCTATCATACGATTATTGATATTGCAAATCTATTGGAAAACATTGACGATATACCAAGCCAAAATGGTTCATATGAGTTTGAAAATATAAAGATCACCACAGACCCAAACGTGATTGGGAAAGATGATAAATATTACATTTACGCAGCACAATTTAGTGCTGATTTATTTATTAAACCAAAGAAGGAGTGATATAAATGTCAGAGTTTCCTTTGAACTATAAAAACGTTTACGAAATTGACACGACACCTGATGCTACAGAGCCAACTTGGGCAACAATTGCGGCAGGTATTTCTTCAGTAGACCCTTCATTCGATGATGATACGGATGACACTGCTTACTATGATGGACAAGGTTTTGGGAGCAATGATGTAACAGGTATAAAAGCATCTTTAACATTTAGCGGAAATAGATTATATGGTGATCCTGCACAGGACTTTATTGCCAGCATTGCCTTTGAAGTTGGTCAAAAACGCAAAACCCGTTTTCGCTGGACTCAACCAGACGGAAAACAAGTGACTGGAAACGTAACTGTTTCTGATATAAAAATTACTGGCGGCGATGCAAACGCTAAATCAGACTTTGAATTCAAAGTAACGTTCAACGGTAAACCAGATGTCACCGACACAACTCAAGGCGGTACAACAGGTGAATAACACTTAATCAGGGCAGCCTAACTGCCCTATTATTTTTAATTTTTTAAGGAGGAATCTTAAATGGTTAGAAAAATTGAGATCAAAAAAGCTTATGAAGAAGTGGAAATTGGAAATAAAATTTATCGGGTTGATTTAGGAGATGACAAAGTAAAAGAATATCAAGATTTCTTTAATGAATATCAAAAAGAAGCAGAGAAGCTAGAAAAAACAGATGTGACGAAACTTTCTCCTTTAGAACAAGATGAATACCGCAAACGCAGCAAAGAACTTACAAAACGCACCTTTGATGTCATCTTAGGAGAAGGAGCATTTGAGGAAATCTATGAATTGACGGGTCGTTCATCTATTGTTATGTTCGACATTATTTCACAAGTAATGGACATCATCAATGAGCGCTCAAACGAATTCAAGGAAAAAGCGAAGGAATACTACACGAAAAAGAAGTGATCTAAATGAAATTAACAGATCGCTTTGATGATGTGATCGAATACGGTGGGGAAGAAATTCATGTTAATCTTGCTTTTGACATCGTTCTCCGCGCTCATGAATTGCTCAAGGATGATACTTTTTCACCTTATGAAAAGGTGGAAATCCTCTTTGATATGTTCGTGATTGACAGCGAAAACTACGATTTTAGTTTTATGGAGAAAAACGAAATTGTAGAAGCAATCTTCACAGAATTACTTGGTTTCGGCGGTAAAGAAAGTGAGATATCAACAGGAAAAAAATATTTTGACTTAGAAAAGGACGCGGAATACATATACGCGTCTTTTTTGCAAGATTACAATATTGATTTATTTGAAATGCAAGGTGTGCTTCATTGGGAAAAATTTTTAGCGCTATTAGGAAGCTTAAGCGACAAAACAAAATTCATGGAAGTTGTGAACATAAGAAAACAAAAAGTACCGAAACCAACCAAATACAACAAGGAAGAACGCGAAAATCTTATCAAATTAAAACGGATCTATCGATTAGAAGAAGAAACAGACGCACAAGAAGCAGAAGCACGTTTAAATGCGTTTGCCGAAGCATTACTACGAAGCAAAAGGAGGTGAGTGAATGGCTGACGGAAAAGTTATTATTGATACCAAGTTGGACAATTCAGAAATTGACCGCGGTTTGAGAGAATTACAATACAAAATTAAACAGACTTCCAAAAGTATAGACACAGTGAACAAAAGCCTATCTGG